CAGCACCACCGCGGCGGGCTTGATGCGCTCGATGAACTCCATGGACGTGCCCAGGCCGACGAGCGGCTCCTGGTCGTGCCGCCGGGCGAACATCATCCACCGCTGGTAGACCGGGGACGGCCCGCCGTGGACGTCGAGGAGGACGAGGGGCATCACAGCGACACCTCGAAGGGGTCGTAGCACTCGCCCTCGAGCATGAAGATTGGGTCCGCGGCCGCGCCCGCGCTGTCGTTGGCGCGGATCACCCATGTGGTTCCGCCCGTGATGAGCGTGGCCAGCCCCGTCGCGCTCCCGGTCGTCGCCGTGCCGGAGATCTGCAGGAGCGACGAGGAGCAGGAGGCCTTGACGCAGAAGTCAATCGTCTGCCCCACGCCGGGTGCGGAAGCCAGCGCCACATGCAGGGAGCGAATGATGACGTTCTGCGGCGTGCTGTACGGGGCGATGCGATAGTCGATATAGGAGCCGGAGTGCGTGAAGCTGGTCAGGGCCGACCGGAACGTCCACGCCCGCTTGGTGGGCTTCCGGCGCAGGTCGATGTAGCCGTGGGTGTTGTCCACGCGCTTGATGAGCCGGCCGCACGGGATGAGGTAGGTGCTGGTGTCGTCGAAGGTCTGGACGCCGGTGACGAACATCATCTGCCCGACCATTGCGTCGGTGATGCTGGTGGCGTTGTAGAGGAAGGCGTAGGGGCGGACCTGGACGGTCAGCGCCCCGTCGGCCCCGCCGGTGTTGTCCTTGGCTTCGAGGGCCGCGCCCAGGACGGCGGACAGGCCGGAGGCGTCGGAGGCCGGGACGACATACACGCCGCCGGAGTTGTAGCAGACCATGTCGTCTTCGGCGATGACGGCGTTGGCTGCCAGCGGGTATGCGAGGATGTCGCCCTTGGTATCCGGGGTGTAGGTCGGGACGTAGGGGACGGGCATTAGTAGATGCTCGCGGAATACTTCCGCATCTGCAGCTCGACCGTGAAGTCCTGGTTGAGCTTGACGGAGAGGACGCGGGCGAGGGTGCCATCGGCCAGGCCGTTGAACGAGTTGAGCGTCACGATGTCCCCCTTCTCAAGTGCGAGGGCCGAGATTTTGCAACGGCATTGCATGTCGATGGTGCCGTAGACGGCGTGGTTGAGGATGCGGTTGGCGATGACGCCCGCCATGGTGGCGTTCGTGCAGCCGTCGAGGACGTAGCGGGCCGTGCGCTCCGAGCCCTCGGTGATGGACGCGGCGCGGGCGGTGTAGAGGCTCTCGGCGTAGGAGGCCGAGCTGTCGAAGTAGACGACCTCCACGATGTTCGGCTGGCTCATGGCGTCCACGAACGACCAGCGGGCGGAGCCGGGGAGGATGACCGACGCGTCGATGGTCTTGACGCTCGACCCGCTCTTGTCCACCTTGAAGGTGAGCTGAGCCCCGTCGAGGTAGACCCACAGGCAGCCGTGGAGCTTGAGGGTGTCGATGACAGACCGGAGCGACGCGGAACGCTGGAACCAGCCGTTGAAGGTGACGCCCAGGCTCTCGCAGTCGGTCGCCGCCGTCCCCACGCTCGTCCAGTTGATGTAGTCGGTGGCGTCTGTGGGGGCGTGGTGGGTGCTCGGCAGGCCCGCCCCGTAGTCCTTGTTGGCGAGAATATCGGCCAGGATGAGCGCCGGGTTGGTCGTGGCCGCCGTGGTGAAGGCGCCCGCGCCCGCGGACAGGCGGGGGTCCCAGACGGCCTTGACGCCCTTGACGAGCGCCGTGATCTCCGGCACATGGTCCCAGGTGATGGTGTCGAAGCGGTAGCAGAGGGTGCAGTAGGCGAGGCCGGGGTACTCCTCGACATGCGCCGTCCAGCCGCTGATGTGCGCGTCCTCGGTCTGGGTGAAGGCCCCGGTGTGCTTCGTCGCCACGGGGACGTGCGTGGCGTAGTTGGCCACGTCCAGGCTGTCGAGGTAGATGGTTGTGATCTCCTCGATCTCACCCTTCCCGATGCCGTAGAGCACGTCCTTCCGGTCGGTGGGGAAGGCGCGGTGGTCGTTGACGGCAAAGACCTGCGTCCCGACGCGCCGGATGCCATAGATGACCGGGATGTTGGCCCCGGAGGCGTTGACCGTCAGGCCGGCCAGGTCATTGGAGCCGGCCAGCGCCCCGTCCATCGGGGACGGGAACGGGGACGGCGGGATGGGGGTGTCGTCGCAGACGGTCTGGGAGTGGTGGAGACAGGAGCCGTCCAGACGCCCGGAGGCGGTCAGTTGCTCGCCGTCGAACGGGCGAGAGGGCATTACTGCTTGACCTCGATGAGCTGGAGGCTTGCCGTCACCATGTTCGGCGCGGCCGCTCCGTTGAGCGACCGCTGCTGGTAGCTCCCCTTAAGGTCGAGGTTGAGGAAGCGGCACAGGGCGCGGCGGCGTCCAGTGAAGTCGGCCGTGATGGCGACGCCGTTGGCGGGGGCCCAGGCGGTGGCGCATTGGATGACCGTCTCTTCGTTGAGCCCGGCGTCGGCCACCAGCGCGTAGTGGGTCGTGACGGTCTTGGCCGCTCCGGCGTCGTAGATCGTGACGCCCGTGGCTTGGCGCCCAGGCATGACGAACGTGCAAAGCGTTGCCGTCCCGCCGGAGACCCAGGTGTTCGTGCAGGCGCTGGTGTCGGTGACGATTTTAAAGGAGGCCGCGCTGGTGAATTCGCTGATCTTGTGGAGTTTGCCGTTGAGCGCCGTGGCGAGGTCGCCGTCTGCCGCTTCCTTGAACTCAAACTCCGTCAGGTTCGGAGCTCCCGACGCGCTTTCGTCCTGCGTTCCGAGGATGCGGTAGTACCGATAGGCGGTGGTGTTCCCCGACAATTCCGTGATGGTCTGCGTCGTTGACCCGCCCAAGACGAACTCGGCGCCGATGTCGGTCCAGTCGCTGTCGTTGTTCGATCCCTGGAATTTCCAATGCCCGTGCGTTTGCGCCCCGGTCTGGTAGAACTTCGCCTCGGTCAGTTTCTTTGTGACGCCGGCACCGTAGGCGAACTTTACATATTTTCCGAGGACGTTAGTGTTCCACCAGCAGTCGGATGTGACGGTCACGCCGTCCACGAGTCCAGAGAGCGTCCCGTTCATAATGTCGGACGTGACAGTGATGGACGCCGTTCGGTCGCCGGTGACGTAGGCGCTGGCGTTGTCCACCACGCCGGTGATGTAGACGTAGACGTCGTCGGCGATGTTGGCGAAGGTGTTGGCGACGGTGATGACCGCGTCGGCGGCATTCGATACGCCGGTGAAGGTGCCGGTGACGTAGCCGGTCCCGCAGGAGAGGCCCGTCCAGGCCTCGTTGATGAACGGCGAGAAGAAGTAGAACGCCCCGACGCGCCCCTGCCGGGCGTCAAAGAAGGCCCGCAGCGTGTTCCACTCGGCCTGCGTCCCGCGCCATTGCAGGTCGAACAGCTCCCGCGGCGTGGTCTCGCGGATGAGGCGGGTCTCGTACTGGTTGTCGGCGGTCTGGACGATGCTCTCCTGGCGGCGGGTTACGCCGGAGCCGTAAAGGAAGGAAGCGGTGACGGGGAAGGTGGCAGGCATCATGCCCTCCTGATGGGGTGGGCGAGCCCGCTGTTGCCGGTCGGCTTCGGGTCGCCGAGGTAGTCGCCCGGGTTGCCCGGATTCCACGGGATGCCGCCGAAGTCCTCGGCCTCGCCGGGGACGATGCACCACCGGAACCCGCCGAAGTGCTTCCCGTTGTTGATGCCCCCCCCGGCGTTGCAGGTGGCGAAGGTTCGGTCGCAGGTGGCGGTGCCGCCTGTGTATTGGCACTCGTTGCCCTTGAAGCGGCGGTACTGGCAGGTCGGCAGGTACTTCGTGATGGGGAACTCCTTGTTGAGCCGGTCGTCGTAGGACTTGCAGGAGATGACCGTCTGCCCGTCGCTGTCCCGGCTGACCGCCGTGGTCTGTCCGATGAACACCGGCACCGCCGTCCCGAGGAGCGCCCAGGTGGTGGTGTTGAGGAAGGCGTAGTCGATGGTGACGGCGTGCCCGACTGCCCCGGAGGTCTGGAAGCGGTCGATCCAGGCGTCGTCAAGGTCGGCCACGTTGAGCGTGGCGGACAGGGATAGCCCGTCCTGGTCGTGGGCGATGTTCGCGCCGTCGAGGGTGCCTGGGCTGTAGGCGTTCCCGCCGGAGGAGACGGCCCGGTCGAGGTCACACAATCTGTAGGTCGTACCACCTACGGTCAGGGTGTAGAGATGGCACACCGCCAGCTCCGCGCTGGCGATGGCCGCCGTGACGTCCGCGTGAAGGGAGCGCATTATTGCGCCCTCATGGGACTGCCGAGCCCTCGGGGGTTGTCCTTGATGGCCGTGAGCGCCGCCTTGGTGGTGATCTGCAGGAGCTTCTGCATGCACATGTCCATCTGGTTGATGACCATGACCTGCGGGGGCGGGATGGTGACGACGATGGGCGCGGCAGACCGCCCGGGGGACGCGGAACCGGCGATGGCGCCGCCGTTCGAGAAGTCTGGCTCGAAGGTCTGCGGGGCCCCGCCCGCGACGCCCCAGAGGGCCGTGGCGGCTCCGAACGCGGCCGTGGCGACCTCGGACAGGCCGTCCGCCCCGTTGTATGCCTCCCCGGTGAAGTAGCCCAGCACGTCCCCGATCTGACCGTAGAGGGTCTGGTTTTGCGCGGCGACCTCGTCCGCGAGGGCCGTGAAGCGGGCGTTCATAGCCTCCTGTGCGGCGGCCAGCATGGCCATGAGCTGGTCCTTCATCGCCGGGGCCTGGTCACCCGCCGCGCCGACGATCTCGTTGATGAGCGCCTGGATCTGCTGGAAGATGGCCGAGGCCTGGTCCGCCGTCGTGGCGCCCATGAGCTGCTGCATCAGGCTCTGATACTCCTGCATGTCCAGGCCGATGATCTGCTGGCCGGACATGCCGAGGCGCGAGAGGGAGCGCATCTGCTCGTCCGCGCTCTTGTTGAGCTGGTCCTGGAGCTGGGCCAGCTTCTGGAGGTATTGGATCTCCATCTGATACCGCTCTTCCAGCTTCGTCAGGAGTTCCGCGCCCTGCGCGTTCATATCCTCGAAGTCGAAGGCGTTGCGGATGGTGTCCGCCAGGCCGGAGATGCCCTCGTCGTACTGCGCGAGCTGGTCGGCGAAACTCATCCCCATGTCGGCCCGGACGCCGCCCATGAGGTCGGCCCCGGAGAGCTGGAGGTTGCCGAGCTGTTCCTTGAGCCCGAGGACGTTCTTGATGAACTGGCTGATGGAGGCGAAGAGGTCGTCGGCGTTCAAGGCGTTCGACCAGTAGGTGAGGAGCTGGTTCGCCCACTGCTTGTCCACGCCGATGTTGTTGAGCCCCTCGGAGAACATGTCGGTGAGGGTGCTGAATATCTGCCGCCCGAAGCCGTTTTGAATCCAGTCGTCGAACCGCTTCATGGCGTCGCCGACGGCGTCTTTGAAGAAGATATTGTAGTCCACGCCCGTGCCGGACAGGTTCCCGCTCCACTCCTCCGCGCCTGGTTCGCCCGTTGTCTTGCCCCCACCGTTGAGCAGGTTCCGCAGGCCTTCTTCGATGGTGGCGCGGAAGTCTCCCACGTCCACGCCCATCTGCACGAGGAGGTCGCGGAAGCCGATGAAATACTTCCGGTAGACGTCCTGCACCTGCTTGTTCATGTCCCGCAGGACGTCGTCGAACTGATCGGACTGGACGGACAGCTCCCCGGCGGCGTTCATTACGACCGCGATGGAGCGCTTTCCGTTGTCCTGCAGGCTGGCCACGATGACCGTGATGGCCATGATGACCGCCCCGATGATGGCGTTGAACTGGGCCACGAATGCGGCGATGGCCGACCCGACGGCCATGACCTGCTGGCCCTTCTGGTTGTTGGCGGTGGCCATCCCGCCGACGATGGACAGGGCCCCCATGGCGAACTGCGCCTTGCCCTCCGCCGTGGCGAAGGGGTTCTCGGTCTTGCTCCCCTCCTTCATGCTGTCCTTCCACTGCTTCAGCATGTCCACCATCATGTTCGACCAGATCTCGCGGATTCCGTCGGTGAACTTCTGGAAGGACTCCTCGAAGTCGGCCGAGCCGTCCATGAGGCCTTGGAAGAAGTCGGCCCCGGCCGACATGGCCAGGTCCTGCATGGCCCATGCGACCTTTTCGGCTATGGTGGGGAGTTGCTCCATCTCGTCCACAAGCACTTCGGTTGTCCCTCCGAGCCGCTCGAACGCTTGAAGCAGGGACTCGGACGCTTCCTTGTCGGTACGGACGCCGGAGGCGATGTCGGCGGTTGTGTCGGCCATCCCTTCGCCCTGGTTCATGAAGTCGTAGGCCGCGTCGTTGAAGCCCTCCGTGGACACGGTCAGGTCTTTCACGCTCCCGTCGACGTCGTAGATGACGGCGGACAGGGGCGCCATGTTCTTCACCATGTCGCTCGTCGAGGCGGCCAGGACTGTGCCCGCCGTTGCACCGGCCTTGAGCTTGTCGGTCATCAGGGTGATGGGCGGGCCCATCTGCTGTGCTTCCTCGCGGACCTTCTGCATCCCGCGCTTAGTCAATTCCCAAATAACCTGCGTACCCTGGAATGAGGATAGGAACCGATCCATCGCCGCGGCAAGGTATGGGATCACTTTATTGGCGACATTACGCGCCTCTGGAGTAAACCCGTCTTTCATTGCTCGTATAAATCCAACGAGAGTATCTTGAGCCGACAATAAATCATCCCGCCACCCCTGGAGGCCAGCGGCCCATAGATTGAGGGCCGGGAGCATGTCCTTAACGATGGACTCACTCCCACCCTTGAATGATTCCTTGAGGTTGTCCACGCGGTCAGCGAGCTCGTCCGCCGCCTTGGCGTCCACCTCACTCCAGGTGACGCCGATCTTGTCGCTCTCGGCCTGCATCTCTCGGATGGCCGCCGAGCCCTGGTTGAGCATCGGGATCATGTCGATGCCGGAACGCCCGAACAGTTGCACGGCAAGCGCCGTCTTCTGCACACCGTCGGGCATCCCGGCGAAAACGTCGGCCAGCTTCATCATGGCGTCGGACGCGCTGCCGCCCAGGTCCACGCCGAGGCGGGCCATAACCTTGGACATCTCCGAGCCCTCGACCTTGGCCGCCTCCATGTTCCGCGATAGAAACTTGACGCCGATGGTGAGGCCCTCGACGCTCAGGTTGGAGATCTTCGCGACATACTGCAGGCGGGAGAGCTCCTCGACGCCGATGCCGATCTTCTGGCTGGTGTTGTAGAGCTCGTCGCCCAGGCGCACGGTCTCGACGACCGCGCTCTTGATGCCCTGGACGACCGCGGCCGTGCCGAAGCCCGCGAGCAGGGCCTTCCCCATGTCGAGGAACGCCCCCTTGAGGTAGGCCGCCGCGCCGCCGAGCTGGTCGATGTCGGCCTTGGCATCCTTCGCGCCCTGGCCTTGGTATAAGGTCTTGAGGATGACCTCAAGTGTTTTATCCGCCATTGTCGGCTTCGCCCCTCTGGGCGCGTTGCGAAGTTAGAAGCGCGGCCTCGAAGAGCTGGAGGTATTCGAGGTAGATAATTCGAGTTTCCACGGGCACGTCGAGCAGGTCGCATAGCCGGTGGAGTTCGCCGTAGTCGTAGCCGATGATCCCGCCAAAGGACGTCCTGAGTTGAGTCCGCATCTTCGGCAGTATCTGGTGAAGAAAGAAAAGGGCACATGGGTCGGTGACGGGCGGGGCCCCTCCGGCGAAGGTGGGGAACTCGTCGGGGCTCCGGTCCTCACTATGGGCGGGCGGGAGGTCTTCGGTGCAGACTCCCCCGCCCCTGACGGAACAGGGACGGGGGAGGCCCATGCCTTCGTATTCTTTTCGGCAGATCTCGTCGCAGTAAGTTCTGCCCCTGGCGTCCTGGAGTGCGGTGTGGCCATCGGAGTCTTTATGCCAGACGGAGCCTAGACCGTGGACCCATCCGGCGTAGATGCCAAATTTTCCGCCACCTCGCGCTGCTCGCCGTAGAACACCTTGCGGTTCCGGGCGCACTTCATGACCCAGCCCGAGAAGTCGCCGGGGAGGAGCTTGGCCAGGGTTTCCTTGCCCTGGGGGCTCCGCGTGTTGATGATGTTCCCGGCGTCGTCCTTGACCGTTTCCTCGCATCCCACGAACAGCTCGAGGAAGAAGTGCCCGGCGGCGGCGTTCCAGTCGGTCATGGGGGCGCCGCTGTCGGCGAGCATGACCTTCCCGGAATCGTCGCGCAGCTTGTAGTGCTCTTCGACGTAGTCGAGGTGGCGCTTCTGCAGCATCTGGATGATGCAGTGCAGCTTCTGGGATCCGGTCTCGTCCAGCTCGTAGATAAAGACTTTTGAGGGTGACCGCAACAGGGTGATCTCAGCCATGGGGGCAGCCCGCTCCTTGACGGGCGATGCCGGAAGTTATGAAGCGTTAAGCCGCCGGGGTGACGTAGCCGGAGACGGTGTCGCCGCTGGTGTGCGCCACGCCGTTCGTCAGCGCGAAGCTGGCGGCGGTCGCGGCGGCGTGGTCGCTGTAGTAGCCGACGAAGTCGCAGGTCGCGTCCACGCGCCCGTTCTGGCCGCTGACGTTGTACTTGAAGTTCGAGAGTTTGAGTTCGTTGAGCCCGATGACGAGCTTGTGGTGGCCGACCGTCCAGGTGATGGTGATCTCGAGGGCGTACTCGGTGCCGGCCGACGCGCCCAGGCGCATGTCGTCGTCCTCGAACATGAGCTTCATGTTCCCGCTGACCTTGGGGACGCCGAGGGTGAGCACCTTAGTGGTGGTGCTGATGGCGCCGGGGACGTAGGCGGGCTGTCGGTCGGTGGTGAAGTTGAGCTCCAGGCACTTGGCCCACGCCACGGTGTCTTTCTTGAGCGTGACCTGGCTGTTGGCGCTGATGACGTCGGCGTAGTCAGTCGGGGTGGCGTCCTTCTGGGCCGCCGCCTTGACGAACGGGCCCCAGAACTCGCACGGCGTGACGATGAAGCCGCCCTGCTTGAAGGACCAGTCCATCTTCGTGATGTAGCCGCCCAGGCCGACGCCGCCGCCGAACTGGTGGGCGATGCCGATGTCGCTGTAGTACAGCTCCAGGCAGGCGGGGTCGAGGTCGCCGAACTTGAAGGTGTTGACGTAGTCCGGCGTGGTGCCCGTGGGGGCGGGGTTTCCGATGTGGTACTTGAGGAGCCAGCCGATCATCGACTTGCGGGGGACCGTGGAGAAGGTCGCCTTGGGGTCGCCGGGGCTCAGGGCGGGCTCGGTGGGCTCGCTGCCGTTGTTGATCTCGGGCTGCTCTTCGAGGCCGCCGGTGCCGGGGTCGCTCGACGCGCTGGCCATGCCGAAGCGGTAGCCGGCGGGGGAACCCGGGAATGCTCCGGTGGCGAGCAGCGGGATGATCTGGATCTCTGCCTGGCTGTTAAAGGCTTCGGCCATGGTTATTCACCATCCTTGCGGGGTTTGGATTTCGCGGACGGTTCGTCCACGAGCTTGAACTCGATGGCGCCGTGCGGCCGCTTGGCCAGCTCGAGCGCGGCCTGCTCGTCGCAGACCTGGAACTTGTCGCCGGGGGAGAGTCGTGCGTTGGACTTGAACAGGGGCTGGCCCCCCGGCTTGCGGTCGATCTTGAGACCATCGGAGGACGCGAGGATGCGCTTCTTGATGATCTGCGTGCCGACGTATTCGATTTGCTTCATTGGAGCCTCCTGTTATTCGTTCACGTCATCCGCGAAGGGTTCATGCACCTCGCACTTGAGCTCGAGCATGAACACGCGGAAGATGATGTCGTCTTGGGGGGCCTCGGACCACGCCTCGCTGGTGAGGAAGCAGGGGCCCCAGAATGTCGGGAGCGGGCGGTAGCCCTGGATGGAGCGGCGCACACGGGCGAACTGCTCGTAGGCGTCGTGGAAGCTGTCGGTGTGGATGCCACCGGCCAGCTTGACGTAGACCTGGAATGAGGCGGTGCCGAGCTGGACGTCCCCCGCGGGCTCGTCCCAGGCGGTGTTCGTCCAGACGACGAACACGGAGGGGGCCGGTGCCGTGGCCAGGAAGGTGTAGAGCACGCTCTCCTGGTCGGTGATGCTCCGGTCGGCTTCCCACGCCTGGAACCCGGTGCGCTGGGCGATGCGGGCGGTGATGGCCGCGACGCCGTCGCCGAGGTTGCCGATGTAGGGGTCGGTTTCGCTCATGGCTTGGTCGCCTCGTCGATGACCTTAAATAGCGCCTGGCCGATGAGTGGCCAGTCGGAATTTGCCACGCCCACCATCGGGCGGGGCGGCATAGTGACGGACTTCTTGAGGTAGAAGATGGGCTTCATGTCCATCTTCGCGGAGCCCTTGGCGCCCCGCTTATGGGTGATGAGGTAGACGACCGGTGTGCCGGTCTTCGTCCAGAAGTTCGTCCAGGTGAAGGGTTGGAAGTCGGCGTAGCGCACGCCACGCCGGAGCTGTCCAGCGCTGAATGCGCCAGGCCACGGGATAGTGAGCCATTTGCCGTTCGTAGGCTTGATGGTTCCACCGCGGTGATGAATGGGGGCCCGCTTGTCGTAGGTGAAGGCCCCGGCCCAATCCTGCCCGGACTGCGGCTTGAAGCTCCGCATCATGCGCCCGGTGTCGCGCAGGGTCACGCCGTCGCGGCTCTTGGTCTGCGGCCACGGGGAACCGTCCGGAGCCGTGTGTGTGTCGAAACTTTTGGCGGTGCGGGCCAGAATGACGAGGGCGATCTTCCGCTCGGCCTTCGGCAGGAGGCGGGTGTCGAACTGCGCCAGGTCGTCCATGAGCTTCTTGACCTGGGCGTCGCGTACTTCTACCGCTACCTGCAGGGCCATGCGTCAGACCTCCATGAAGCTGTCGAGCGGATGGGCCGAGGTGGTGTCGCTGTACTCGTCCTCCGTCTTTTCCGTCATCCGGGCGTAGCCTCCGTAGGCCACGGTGTCGGTGCTGGTGCTGACGCCGGTGAGGACCGCCGTGCCGTTCGCGTAGGCGTCCAGCCGCTTGTTGATGGCGTCCTCCTCCTCCTTGTCCCACTTGCCCGCCCGGCGCTTGAGGAGGTGCATGGCGCACCGGCACGACAGCTCCTCGATCTCGGCGGGGACCGTGGAGAGGGGGACGTCGTAGATGACGCCGATCTTCGAGTTGATCCAGCCGTCCCCGTCGGCGATGGCCTGCGCCACCGTGACCGGGTCCGGCTCGGTGATCCCCGCCTTGGCGACGTCCGAGTACAGGGTGATGTCCTGCGTCCGGTATCGCTCTTTGAGCTGGTCGAGTGTCGAATACGCCATAGGGTGTGTGACCGGGGGAGGGGTTGCCCCCTCCCCCGGCGCTCCTTATTCCTTGCTCGTCTTCTTCCAATCCGCGTAGAAGCCCATGACCTTGGGGGCCCTGTGCTTCTTCGGATCGAAGGACGGGTTCTGCTTCACCACGCGGGCCATGTGCGCCTCGTGGGCCGCGAGCACCGCGTCCACCTTGGCGATCATGGAGACCACGTTGTAGAGGTCCATCGGGTCGGCCTTGGCGGGGTCGAGCGTGACCTCCTGCTCACCCACAAACACCTTCCCGAAGCGGGCGGGGTTCTCGCCCTTCTGGCGAAGGACCAGGACGTGGCCCTCCGGGTAGAGGATGGTGCGGCCCTTGACGGCCACTCTCGCGGCCTTCGCGCCCTTGGGCATCCGTGCGGAGATTTCAGACTGAAATACCATGGTTCCTCCTTGGGTTAGATGCTGAACGCCATGCCGGGGATCATGACCGGCTCGAGGTTCGCCAGGTACTGGGTGACGGTCTCGGTGCCGGAGATGGAGACGGGCCGGATGGCCTTCATCACGTCGATGCCGGCAGAGGGGTTGAAGAAGATGTGGGTGGGGACGAACCCGTATGGGTCGCCGTTCTGGTCGACGCGGTTGAGCAGGGCCTCGATGGCGGCGCAGACGTTGGCCTCATTGGGGGTCTGGTCGGAGGCGTAGACGTAGTGGGGCATCCCGTAGGACGCGGCGCACCACTTCTCGGCGCCCCACTCGAGGGAGCCGTCGTCGTACTGGCGCTGGGAGGTCGGGCCGTTGAGGTTGTAGAACGACACCTGCTGCTCCTCACCGAAGATGAAGGGCATGAAGTTAGGGTTCGAGCAGTCGGCGATGAACCACGGGTTGGCGTATCCGCCGGCGTTGTCCATGTTCGACCAGGTGGTGGCGTCGGGGTTGGTGTGGGACGCGGAGAAGAACGGCAGGCCGTCGTAGCACGTCAGGGTTCCGGCGCCGTCGATGAGGGTCTTGATGAGCTGGCGGGGGTGGTCCAGGGCCTTCTCGGCGATGGCCTTGATGTTGCGGTCGATGACGCCGTAGCCGTCCCAGCGGAGCCACTCCTGCTTGTTGAGGATGAAGGACAGCTCATACTGCACGTTGTCCAGCGTCCACTCGTAGTAGGCCATCTGGTTCTTGACGCGGCCGCCGACGAACTCGCGGAAGTTGGGGACCGGGGGGGTGTACGGGAAGGTGCGGGAGGGGCCGGTCATCACGGGGAGGACGTCGGTGCACTTCTTCCACCACAGCTTCGCCGGGTGGATGGTGGTGTTCTTGAGGGCGTCCAGGAATTCAAACTGGGCGCGCTCCATGTGGGCATTAAGCAGCTCGTGGCCGATCATGTATTAGGTCTCCTTTAGTTGCCCTGATGACCCGACACGTAAACATAGACCGTGCCGGCCGTCAGGTTGCCATCCGGGGTGACGATGACGTTGTCTGCGGTGTCGACTTTATAGGGGACGCCGGAGGCGGCGGCGAACACGGCGTTCACGGCGAACTTGGCGTTATCGTAGGCCGCGGTGGTGGCGATGCCGTTCGTGGTCCCGGTCCATCCGAGGATGACGTTGGCGGCCGCCGAAGTGAAGGCCGCGTGCATCTCGTAGAAGATATGCTCGACAACGAAGTTGTCGGGGATGGTCTGCGCCGCAGCCCCGCCGCACTTGGTGAGGTTGATGGCGCCCGCGACGCCGCCGTGGGTCGCGAAGTCGTACCAGAAGCAGTAGTCCACGGTCTGGGTGCGGTTCGCGACGGCGTGGCTGATGTCGGAGTCGAGGATCGACGCGGCGGTGATGGAAGCGACGCCGGTGTTGGCGATCTCGATGTCGCCGGTGATGTCCACGCTGGCGTAGTTGGTTCCGTCGCCGATTCCGATGTAGCCGTCGTTGTTGAAGTCGGTGGAGACGAGGGTGGTGCCATCGCCCACGGGGATGAACCCGTCAGACTTCATGGTGGTATCGACGGCCTTGCCGCCGGTTCCGAGCATGATGGATCCGGTGGCCAGGGCGCCGATCTCGGCGAGGACGGCCTCACCAGTGGAGCCGACCCAATAGTCGGAGGTGTCGGCGATGGTGACGTTGGTGCCGGTGAGGGTGGCGACGCCAGTGTAGACGGCCCGGGTGTCAACCCAGCACTTGGTTCCACTGATGACGCGGGTCAGGATGCCGGCCACGGTGGCGTTGGAGCTGGTCTCGTCCACGTTCTTGACGGTGTCTACGTAGATGACGTTCCCTACGCTGGTGACGGCGACGCTGGTGGCGGGGAGCTCGATGATGCCGTTCTGCACGGTGACGGTCTTGTCACCCGAAGAGCCGGAGCTGTTGTCCACGCCCGCGGCGGCGACGCCGACGAAGATCTCGGACGCGGCATCGGCGCAGCCCTTGGCGTAGCCGGAAGAATCCTGCACGCAGACGAGGTCGCCCATGTAGATGGTCGTCGACGCCAACACCTTGTAGCCGGTGGTGGTGACGTTCCCGATGACGTTGACGGAGCTGTCGACGGCGAAAGTGGAGGCCGCCAGGCAGAGGAACAGGAGCGTGAAGATGCGCTTCATGGAGTGTGTCCTCCTTGGGTTAGGCCTGGACCTGCTTGGAGGCCAGGAACTTGAGATAGGCCGCAGCCTTCTCGCCGGTGGGGTCGGAGGCCTTGTAGGCCTCGAGCGTTGCCCGCTGCGCCGCGTTGAGCGTGGCGTTGATGTCGTTCGCGGGATCGGTGGTGGGGATCGTCAGAGGGGCCGTCGGGACGGCGGAGCCCTCGGGCCGGGCCTTGGCCTGACCGTCGAGATAGGCGACCGGGTCGGCGGCGGCGAGGGCCTCGGCCTTGAGGTCGTCCACCTGGGCGGCGGTGATGCGCCCTTCCTTCGCCATGAGCTTGAGCGAGGCGGTGACGCCGAACTCCAGCCGCGCCTTGGCGAGGGCCTCGGTGTCGGCGAGCTTGGCGGTGACGTCGGCCAGGGCGGCCGCCGTCGGGCGTTCCAGAAGCGCGGAGACCGCGCCCTTGGCGGCGTCGAGAGCGCAGTCCACGGGCAGGTCAAGCGCCTGGGCCAGGTCCGCGGGGACCGCCGCCACAGGGGCCAGCTTCTGCTCGAGGGCCGCGATGACGGCGCTCTGCTCTTCCTCGGTGCCTTCCGTGATGGTGACGCCGAGGGAAGAGGCCAGAAAAGCGGTGAGCTTTTCCATGCGTTTGTGTCCTCCCTTGTTTGGGGTATTTCCAAGCGCGGCCAAAACGGCGGGCACCCGCTTGAATTTCGCTAAGTCGATCTGGGCGGCAATCCTCACCTCTTCGATGACATAGGTGCAGAGGCCGGCCGCCAGGGCTTCCTCGCCCGTGAACCAGGTCTCGTCGGCCATCCACTTGAGGCACTCAGCCTGGTCGCGCCCCGTCCGGGCGGCGTAGATGGCCGCCATGGAGAGGCGCAGCTTGTCGAGGATCTCGGCCTCGGCCAGCATGTCGTCCACGGTGCCGACGGCCATGGAGCGCGGCTCGTGGATCATGAGGTAGGCGTTGGCGGGCATGACGATCTCGTCCCCCGCCATGGCGATGAGGGACGCGCAGGAGGCGGCGACGCCGTCCACGTGCACCCGCTTGTGCGCTTTATGCGCTTTCAGCATGTTGTAGATGGCGAGGCCCTCGAACACCAGGCCGCCGTCGCTGTTGATGTGCAGGTCGATGGTTCCGACCTCGCCCAGCGCGGCGAGCTCGTCGTGCAAGCGCTTGGCGGTGATGCAGTCCTCGCCGAGCCCAAAGTCGCCGACGGGCCCGTAGAGCAGGATCTCGGCGCCGTCCGCGACGGCCTTGATCTGGTAGAACGCGTTCATTGATTTGCCCCCAGGGTTTGGAGTTTCTCGTCGATCTGCTCCTGCAGATCGTCCACGTCGTCAAGGTCCGGCGGCCCGCCGGTGAAGTTGTCGGAGGGACTGACGCCCTCCGGGGGTTCGTTCTGCACTTCCCACGAGTTCTCGTCCACCTCGTCCTGGCTGACGCTGATGGCGTCGCAGCGGCAGTTGTAGTCCCACGGCGGGTAGAACGACTGCCAGAACGGGTCGTCCACCGCGTAGACGAGGCCGTTGAGCGCCCAGTGGTCCTCCCGCACGCGGTCGTCCCCGATGGCGCTGTACATGAGGTAGGGGAAGATGTCCTTCCCCTCCTGCGCCCACTCCCACTTCGCCGCGGCCTGTGCCTTGGAGGTCTGGACGCGGTAGATGAGCTCGAGGCGCGATGGCGGCAGGTCGCTGGCGCTCGTCCAGCCAGCCTCCTCGAAGCGCGTGTCCAGGGTGTCGGTCCACTCGCGAAAGGTCATCCCCTCGGCGTTGGCCTCGACGAGGGAGGCCAGGACGGTTTCCATCTGCTCGAGGTCGGACAGCAGGGTGGTGGTGAACGCCCAGTCATTCTCGTGCGGCTCCAGCTTGGCCCACACGGAGTCGGGGACCGCATAGCCCGCCTTCTTCTGCAAGGCACGCCAGAAGTCGTCCCAGGGGAGGTCGAGGGACGGCAGCATGCCTTCGATGAAGGTCAGGTCCACTACTGGGGCATGGTCTTGAAGTTGTCCCCTGCCGGGGTGCCGTTATGATTGGCGGTGAGGTAAACGGTGATGTAGGGCTTTCGGCTCCAGGTGCACTTGCACGGGAACAGATCGGCGAGCGTGTCGGCCTCTTTCCCGCACATGCCGCACGCGAACACGCTGCGCGTGGCCGTGACGGTCCAGCCGGACGGCTTCCTGTCTGGGATTGAGTCCACCTTGTAGCCGAACGAGTTGCCCATCAGTTGTCGTCCAGGTCCCGCGTGACGCGGATCTGCGTCGGGAGCGTGAAGGTCTGCTTCACGCCCGCGGTGGTCATCTCGAACTCGGCGTTGTAGGAGCATGTCGCCATGGTAGAGGTGCATTCGGTGTTCGCCATGTCGAGGTCGGTGGCGCCCCAGGCGTAGATGAAGTAGGCGTTATAGGTGCCGTCGCTGTTGGCCACGTAGGCGCATCCGGAGCCGGTCCCGCAGTATGTGGCGGCCTGCCGGCTGACCTTGGCGGTGGAGCCGCCGGAGGGCGTCATGCTGAACACCAGCGTCCCGGTCGGGATGGCCGACAGGCGCTTGACCAGGAGCTGCAGGTTGGGCGCCCGGTCGTGCCGCTTGTAGGTGTAGGCCGTCGGCACCAGCTCGGTGACGTTCGTCCATGCCACGTTCTGCGCCGCTCCGCCCTGGGGGCGCCGCCATGCGTGGTAGTCGCCCGTCGAGGTGAGTGTTGCGCGGAAGTAGTAGTTCAGCAGGTTGGAGTCGGCGATGCCGCGGAAGATGTAGCACCCGTCGCCGATCTCCGTCAGGGCGATGCCCGTGGTGGCCAGGGGCGTCACCGTCACGCCGTCCAGCCCGATGCTGGCGTAGTCGAGCGTGAAGTCGCCGATGACCTTTCCCGTGTCGGAAGCCGCCCAGCACCCGGACACCCAGGCCGCGTTGGCGAAGGCGGAGGCGAAGAGGAGCAGGGCAGCGATGAACAGGCCCAGCCCGACGCGGTTGGAGGCGAAGCGAGAGCGGTGGGGGGCGGCCGCCTGGCCGCCCCCCGTATGGGGTAGGAGGGTATGAAGGCGGGCGGACTGGGCCGCCACGGTTGTGTCCTTCACCTTTGCTCCGTCACTCTTTCTCATTCGATGCCTCCCTTAGCCTTCTGCCAATCAATCCCCGCCTGGAAGCCGAGCCCCGCCGCCGTCACGCCGCCGATGAGGTAGGCGTAGGCGATGAGCTGCTCCCCTGGCACGATAAGCGGCCAGACGAGCGACAAGGCCATGAACGTGAACAGGAGCATGGTCTTGGCCCGGCGCGTCAGGGGGCGGGAGTCGGTCATTTCGCTTGAGCCCTCGCCCGCATCTTCGCCTTGACGCCTTCGATGCCGTCCTTGGCGAGGTTCATGCCGCTATGGCCGATGTTCGCGCCCATGCCGGACAGGGCCGCACTCACCACCGGATCGGCCAGCGTCGGCACGGCCACGGCCTTGGCGAGAGCCGTCAGGATGGCAGCCACAGCCCAGGCGATGTACTGGTTCCAGGACGAGTTGTACTTGTCGCGGAACAGGGCCTTGATCGCCTGCGTGATGAGCCACGTCAGGACGACCTTGCCGACCTCTCCGGTGATGAGCGACCAGGGCATGGCTTACGCGAAGTCGGTCTCGGCCATGCCGAGGAAGTTGACGGCCAGGGTGACGAGCTTGGCGGCCTCTTCGTTCTTGTCGGCGGCCTTGAGCCCGTCGTGCACGGTCTGCGCCCCATGCTTGAGCGCGTTGAACGTGTCGTGCGCGTTCTCGTCGTTCATCTTGAGGGCGGTCTTGAGGATGAGGATAAGAAGGTCTTCCATGGTGGTGTTCTCCTTTACGGGATGGCGATGGATGCGTAGTAGAACCCATCGGCTGACTGCCAGTCCGCAACGCCGCGCCCGATCTCTGCGCCGTCGCGGGAATGAATGACGAAGTTGGTGTAGATGGCCGGGCACTCCTCAGAGAAGGAGGCGTAGACGCCCGCCGGGGCCAGGTCCACGCGCCGCTCGCACTGCACGCCAGAGCTGTCGCGCCAGGTGAACACGCCGTACCACTGGAGCCACGTGGTCGAGGACAGGGAACAGCAGGCGACCTCGTACCGCGTGGGCGTCACCGGGGCCAGCATGTTGGACTGATCCGTACACGCGGCGAGGCACAGGAGCGCGGCGAGGAGTAGGCGCGTCAATTGTTCTCCAATGCCGTCCAGGTGTTAGTCGCGGTACAAATGCACAGCGAATTGTCGGCGGTGGTGGCGCAGTTCGTGTCGTTGGTCTCGTCGGTGTCGATGAACACTTCGCCGGTCGCGCAGGTCGCCGCCGGGGCCGCACCGTTCGGGATGATGAGCGCAGACAATGCCAGCGCGCCAGCGCCCGCCTTCAAATACTTCCCATCATCCGCCGGGTTCGCGGGCGTCGGGAGGCGCGGGTCGGCCTCGGCGGTCAGGGCCGCCCCTGCAACCCACTCCATTTGCGCCGCATCGGCCGCCGTGCTGTGCAATATTTCGAGATGGGACCGTTGGTCGTGCGGGTAACTCAACGGGATGTAAAGCATCATGTTTTCTGTTTGGGCCGGGTCGCCGAGAACGTCCGTCTGGGCGTTCATGATGGTCGTGGTGTAGCGCGTCCCTTTGGGGATGTTGTAGTTCTCGAAGATCAGTTCCGGGCCTTGGCCGGGATAGTGTCCTTTCAGGGACACCCGGCACGTCTGCAATGTGACGTCGCTCTCGTCCTCTCCATACCCGCCCTGCAATAGGCGCACATTGGGAGAACCGGCCATGGGCTCCAAGTAGGTGAACCCCGTGCCGTGATGCCCCGGGAATCGCAGTCCATTGGAAAATGTCCACAAACCGGAGATGGTCTCCGCCATGTCGTCGTGCGTCGCTATTGGGTCGGCCTCTGCCGTCAGGGGTGCCGCCGTCGTGCAGTCAATCGCCGTCCCGCCGCCGTTCGCCACGCACCACTGCGAGGCGGTCAGCGTCCCGACCTGCGGATCAGCCTCCGCCCACACCGGCGTCGCGCACTGCCAGATGGTGCCGTTGGACTTGAGCGACTGGCCGGAGGTGGAGCACCAGGGCAGGGAGACGGCGCTCGTCGATGAGCCGAACTCCTCGAAGTCCTGCGCCTGCGCCACGAGGGCGAACAGGAAGTAGGCCACGGCGTAAAGGAGGACCGCCAGCACTCCGGCGGCCAGGATGTGCTCGGACGAGCTCCGTCCCCTACGCATTCTTCGTCCCCTTCAGGTGCCGCTGCAGATCCCGGCGCGAGGCCGCGTCCCGCCAGCCGGCCACGGCGCACACCGCCACGACCTTCTGCATGAACTCGCGGACGTCTGGGTTGGGCTTGTGCTCCTCGGCGTACCGGGCCAGCCGGTGCATGGCGTCGAGGTAGTCCTTGGCGCCGCGGACGATGCCCGTCACCTGCTCGGCCTGCGCCTTGTAGGCCGGGGCTATCTTCTCGACCAGAGCGGCCATGATGCGGTCGTACTGGGCCCGCTGGCCGTCGGAGAGGGCGGCGTGGGGTGATGTGCCCGTCCGGGCGTGAAAGTGGCCAGGCGCCGCGGCCAGGCCCCGCAGGAACGGGTTGACGGCGGCGTCGGGGTTCGGCAGGATGGCGTCCTCGGCCTCGGTGTAGCCGTCAGGGAGCGCCAGGTTCAGATCCTTGCGGAGTTGCTTGAGCGACAGGGGGAACGGCTCCTGCGCCTTGGAGGCCAGCTCGAGGGCGCCGGTGAACACCCGGACGCGCCTCTCCTGGTCCTCGCCGCGCTCGTATTTCAGCTTGAGGCGCGGCATGTAGGCCATGACCTTCTCGTCCCAGCCGAAGTTGTATCCGACGATGGGCCGGTGCAGGGCGATGGGGTGGTCGTACTCCATCCCCATGCAGTCTGCCGAGAGGATGGTGTAGCTGATGGCCTCGCCGGTCTGGCTCTGAGCGTAGCCGCCCTTGTCGCTGGAGTACTCGGTCGTCAGGGCCTGGCCCTTGATGAGCTTGTCCTCCTCGGCGTTGATGCGGCGCATGATGCCGTCGTAGACGTCGCCGGAGCGCGAGGCGGAGGACTCGAGCAGCTCCAGCGCCCCGCCCTCGGGGATGACCGCCCATCCGCCGATCCCCATCTGCCGGCAGGCCGCGGCGATCTTGTCGATGATCTCCTTGGCCGAGCCCTGCGGATACTTCCCGACGCGGATCGGCATGCCGTACATTTCGAGGAACGTCACCCAGGCCCGCCAGTCCATCGTCTTGAACACGGTCAGCGGGATGAGCTTGCGGAGCAGGCCGGAACGGAATGGGCGCACGCCATCGGTCCAGAGGATGAACTGGAACGGGCGCACGTCGCTGTAGTTGCCGTCGTCCTTCGGGCTGAACTGCAGGCGGCCCGTCTGCCAGTCGTACTGGAACTTCTCGTGGACGATGCTCTGGTGCTGGATGATCGTGTTCACGCCGTCCTGGTAGCCCCACTGCACCTCGGACCCGCCGATGCCATAATACCGGCGCGTCATGTACGCGGCCACCCAGGCGCCCCAGTCGAGGCTCTGGTAGACCTTGTGGACGAGCTCGGCCTTCTCCTGCGCCAGCTTCACGTCGGGGTCGGACGGGTTCGGCAGGATCTCGTAGTGGACCGTGCGGATGGCGTTGTTGCGGTATTCGATGGCGGAGGCCAGGTTGCTGTTGACCTCTTGCATCCGCGTGAACAGCCAGTAGGCGGAATAGGTGACGCCGCTGTCAGCCAGGCGCAGGGCAGAGGCCACGACCTCGGGGTCCCAGCCGCCGAAGTACCGGAGCGAGAACAGCGATGCGTCGGGGGCGATGACCAGGTCGGGCGTGCTGGACTGCTCGGCGGGGGTGATCTCCTGCTTGAGCGCCGGGTCGATGAGCGGCGCCGGCTTGGGCTCGGTCTTGGCGGCGAAGGGCCAGAGGCGCACGCTATACCTCGAACGCCCGGCGCATGGAGGACGCGTCGGGGACGATGATGTCGGGGGAGGCCTGGCCGTTGGCCTTGATGAGCTTGTGCAACACCTCCATCGCGTACCGGAGGGCGGACATGGCGTGATTGTTCACGGGGACCTCTTCGTCGATGTAGCGGCCGCCCTTGTCCTGCTGGCGGACCCAGCCCTGCGCTTCCCGGTAGGCGTTGCGGGAGGCGGGCGTGAAGTGGATGCGGAACCCGGCCAGGGTGTTCATGCCCCAGGCCACGCTGTCGCGGCCCTTCTCGGACGGGTGGATGTTGAGCCCCAGGCGGTGGAGCTCGTCGATGCTCTTGGGCTCGGCGCTGTCGGCCTGGATGCGCTCGCCGGGGCGGTACCCGGCGTTGTGGATGGCCCCGGCCAGCTCGTTGTTCGACAGGCCCGGCTGGTACACTTCCTCGTGGACGAACAGCTCGCCGGGTCGCTCGACGTCCCAGCCGACGCGGACGCACGCGCTCGGGGCGGCGTAGCCGAAGTCGAGCCCGTGAACCTCGGCGGTCAACCGGGCCGGCCAGTCGGCGTAGTCGATGGCGGACAGGATGCGGCCCTCGAGCCGGCCCCACTCGCCGTCGATGTGGATGCGCTTGTAGTTCGGGTTGGCGGCGGCGGTGCGGAGCAGGTCGTCTTTGTACTCCGGCGTCAGGAAGCCGTTGTCCTGGTAGTTCGACACGATCTCCGTCCAGCGGCCCTGCCATTCCGGCGCGTCCATGAGCTGCGTCTTCACCCAGCACTGCTCGTCCACCGGGTTGAATGACAGGTCGAAGCGGTTCGGGCACTCGGCGGGCGTCGGGCGCGACTGCCGGAGCTTGAACTCCATGAACGATTCGTAGGAGAGCAGGTCGGCTTCCTCGAAGTGCACGTCGTTCCATCCCCTGCCGCCGCGGGCCCGCTCCTTGTCCATGCCGAGGAAGTAGATCTGCGACTTGTTCGGGAAGGTGATGGTCAGCTCAGCCTTGTTCACAGTGACGAACGGCAACAGGCCCCACTCCTGCAGGATGTCCAGGGTGTTCGGCCAGTTCTGCGCTTTCAGCCATGCGAGGTAGCGGGCCACCTTGGCGACCAGCCGGCCGGGGTTGTTCCAGCAGTTGAGGATGTAGAGCTGGTCGAGGCTGAATGACTTGGACGAGCGCGTGCCGCCGCGGTTGATGACGATGGGCGCGGACTTGACAGCGTCCATGATGCGCGGGAAGAGGCGGGTGTACTCGGCGTGGATCTGCGGGCGGGCGCTCATTCGCTGGCCTTCTGCGAGAGCGTGATGACCGGGAGCACGGCCTCGCCGTTCGGGCCGGTGATGGACTGCGGGATCTTCCCGAGCAGGCGTTCCAGCACTTCCGATCGGGCGGTGCATTCGCGCTCGTAGGCGGCGATAAGGCGCCGGATGATGATGGCGTCCTGCACCGGGAGTTCCTCGGTCTTCATGGCCTTCAGTTCCTTGGCCGTCCTGACGCGATACTTGTCCAGCAGGGCCGCCCCTTCACGGGTGCGTTCGAGGGCGGGGTCGTTGCCCGCTGGGTTGCCGGATTGCCCTGGCTTGAACGCGTGGGCCTTCAACGCCGCCTTCTGCTTCTCGCTGAGTTGCCGCTGTTTGGCAGCGTTCTTGCCCATCAGTCCAGCTCCTCGATCGTCACCTTGAACGGCCGCTCGCAGAACGCCAGCTGCAGGGCCATGACCGCCTTCATGTCCGAGCCGGGCACGTCCAGCTTCACGCGGGCCCCGTCGCCGTGCTGGCCGCCGAGGGTGATGGCGGACTGGATCGGCGGGAGGGACGCGGTGAAGGTGAGGCGTTCTTTGCTCATGCGTTTGCTCGTGCGAATAGAAAGCGGAGCCCCCCGGCTGTCGGGACCGGGAGGCTCCTGGTGGAGGAGGGATGGGACAGGAAGGAGGTCGTGATGTTGTGCACCGCCTACAGTGTGCACCCCGCGAACGTCAACGCAACACGACTTCCTACTACCCGTAGTAATTAGGGCTTTTCGTTCACTACCGGTAGTAATTGGCACTCGCGGAAGGTGACGTTTTCGCGTGTGATGAACTTTTTCCCACACTTACGGCAGACCCTTCGGCGGAGCCGCGTGCCGCCCTTTTCGATGCGGCTGTCATCGACGTGGGTGTGTTTGCTGTGGCAGTCCGGACACCTCACGCCTCCGACTCCTGGGCCAGCTGTGTGATCTGCCGCCGGAGTCCGATGGCGTGCTCGATCAGAGCGGTGGCCTGGGCTTCGAGGCTCCGCACGCGGGCCCGCATCGTGATCTTGGGCGCCTCAGTGCGCTTGATTATGGGCGCCTGGGCGGGCTCGGAGTAGCCGAGCGGGTCGATCTCCTGGGCTGTTGTGCGCTTGGAGATCTTGGCCTGATCGACCTTGGCCCACCGCTTGCGCTGCCCTTCGGCCATCCGGCGGCGAGACTCCTCCGACACCTTGAACCCCTTCGGGCGTCCGGTCTTGTGAGCCTTCATCACTTCACCCCCGGCAGCAGGATGCCAGCCTCGGCGGCGCGCTTGACCTCCGCCGGCACGCGGACCAGGGCGAAGATGTCGCGGTCGCTGGCCTGGTTGACCAGGCGCTTGATGAGGTCGTCGTTGACGGCCAGGGTCAGGCGTGCGGGCTTGCCGTAGGACTGGCGGGCGACGTGGTAGACGGGGCACGGGATGATCTCGGCGCGGCCCCCGGCTATGGCTTGGCGGATCTGGTCAGGCGTCATTTCTGGTCTTCCTTCCTCGGGGCTTCGTCCCCGCACTTGGGGCAACGCCAGATGGCGAAGCCGTTCTTGTCGAGTTCGGGCCGCATTTCCTTGAGGCACGGGCCGCACACCATGCCCGGCAGTGGGCCGAAGAGGGGCCGCTGGCTCACGGCTTCGGCTCCGCGCCCTGGATGGTGATCCACACACCGGGGCCGGTGATCCCGCAGGGTGCCGTGTCGGCGTATCGCTTGATGGCCGTGAGGATGACCACCTGCCCGTCGTCCTTCCATGCGATGCCCGTCAGGGCGTCGAGGATGAGCCGCGCCAGCTTGTCCACGTCCGGCATGCTCGCCGGGAACATCTGGGCGTCGGGCCGGAGCTCGGCGGCGTGCTTCCCCGTGCGGTATTGGTTCTTCGGGCGGTCGAGGAAGAAGGTCATGCTGATCTCGACCGGGCCGTCGTGCACCCGGCACCCTGCGGCGACAGCGAAGTGTTTAACGGTCCCGACCCATGAGTCGTAGGCCTTGGGGTTGTTCGGCGTCATGAAGATGCGCCCGGTCTTGGTGCGGATGGGCCGCCAGCTTCCCTTCGGCGTCGGGCGCCCGGGGGCGTGGAACTGGTGGCAGTAGGCGTGATAGTCCTGCACGGGTGCGCTCATTTCCTGGCAGGCCCGGTAGGGCGATGGGATGCTCATTGCGCCCAACCCTGCACGATGCCGATGATGGCGGCGAGGCATGCGACGCACCCGAGCAGGAGCAGGAGTGTCAGTAGGATGCCGCATCCGGCGGCGTGTACCTGCGCCCAGTAGATCCTACGCATGGGGTGTCCTCCGATGCAGCTCTTCAAGGCTGATGTGGTCGCGGTCGCGCCGCTGCAGGTCGCGCTGGACGATGACGCAGAGGGCCAGGGTGAAGAAGCCGAGAAAAAATCCCACGGCGAGGGCGGCGATGTAGGTCATGCCGTCACCCCGTGCGCCTTCACCCGCTCGAGCTGGCCTATGGCGAGGTTGACCAGCGTGTCGCGCTTGGCGTCGTCCTCCGTACGGGCGGCCTCGTCCAGTATGTCCGCGGACTGCCGCGCCATCCGGCCCATAAGGAAAGCCTGGTCCTTGGTTGTCTTCATTCTCCGTCCCTTCCGGCCGCCAGGTCGCGGCCTATCTGGCAGACGTCCACCATGTAGGACGCCGGCGCCAATTCTGCGAACTTGCAATACTCCCCGATGAAGGCCAGACGGGCGAGGCCGACCGGGCCGTTGCGATTCTTGGCGATGATGATCTCCGCCTTGCCCTTTTGATCGTCTGGCGTCTTGTCGAGCAGGTGCTGTTCAAGGCGATGGATGAAAATCACTATATCCGCGTCCTGTTCGAGGGAGCCTGAGTCCCGCAAGTCTGATAGCTCCGGGCGCTGTGGTTTTGTCCCGGCCGGAAGGCGCCGGAGTTGCGCGAGCGCGACGATGGGGATCTGGAGCTCCTTGGCCATGAATTTCAACGCCTGGCTGATGGCCGTCACGGATTCGTACTTGCGGTCGATCTCGTCGTCGTCCTTCATCAAGCCGACGTAATCCACGAAGGCGATGTCGAGGTCGTTGTCCTTCTTGAGCTTGCGCAGCTTGGCCCGCATTTCCACCGGCTTCAATCTCCAGCCGGGATCGATCCAGAGCGGGAGGCGAGCCATCCGGCTGGCGCTTTCGTCCAGAGCTTCGATTTCATCGCGGACATTACAGGAGCGGATCTTCGCCAGCGGGACATCCGCAAGGGCGGATTGCAGGCGAAGCGTGAGATCCTCGGCGGTCATTTCGATGGACAGGAAGCCGACGTGATGGCCAGCCTTCGCCATTCCGTGCGCCATTTGCATCCCAAGCGCAGTTTTACCCTGAGACGGACGCGCCGCCAGGTAGCACAGATTGCCCTTTCGGAAGCCCCCAAGTAGGCGGTCGATGGACTTGAATCCTGTCGGGATGGCATTCATGAACTGTCCGCGTCCCGCCAGGGCCTCCCGCAAGTTGGCGACGTTGTTGGATGCCACATTCCCGGCCGTGATCCAGTCGGACGCCACCTGGCGCTCCGTCAGGCCGTAGAGGGCGGTCTCCGCTGATGCCAGGAGCGCCGTCGCGTCAGCCATCGGGTCGCTGCAGGAGTTGACCAATTCGGCGGCGTGCCGCTTGAGCCGACGAAGCGTTGCCGCTTCCCGAACGCGCAAGGCGTAGGATTCAACGTCCGCGAAGTTGGGTATGGTCGCAATAATTTCAGAAATGTCAGCGAGGGTGTACTGGCCTTCAAGCCGAGAGGCTACGCTGTTTTCGTCGATGGCGCATCCGTCGTTCTGAAGTGCAAGAAAGTGCTCATACACCGAGCGGTGCTTTGCACCTGCAAAGTCGTCCGGCTGAACGATGCCCGCAATGGCGTTTAGTGCATCGTTGTTGAAAAAGATCGACGCCAGAAGGGCACGCTCGGCAACCTCGGCGGTCGGCTTCCCGCTCATTTTGTGCCCTTTTCAATAACCGCAGCGGCGAGGCGTAGGAGTTGCATGATCATCTTCCGGCGCATCGGCTTGGAATTCTCGTCGTCGCTCTCCATGCGCTTAAAGTTCCGCACGGCCTGTTGGGTGATTTTCTTGGCTTCGAAGTCGCTCTTTTTCATGCAGTCCTCCCTGCGTAGTAGGCTTCGCGTTCGGCGGCGTAGTGGCCGGCCCATTCGTCGGTTGAAAGTTCGGGATGTAGTTTTCGGTAGTCGGAGGCCTCCATGAACGGGGCCTTGCCGTTCCCGGGCTTGGCTGTCGCCTCAGTGAAGTCCTGGGCGTTGAGCCAGACGGCCGGGTGTTTGATGTACCGCTCCTCGTTGGAAAACTGATAGGCCTCCAGCACGGCCATGACGGACGGAGCTACCGCATCGAGTTTGAGCTTCGCCCAGACTTCGCGGGCCTTTTTCTTTTCGACCTTGCGCGGGTATGCTTCCCAGAAGGCGTCGAAGTGGACGCTCTCTCCGCCGCGCTTGCGCGGTGATGAGGGGGTAGGGGGAGTCTTCTCTGACTCTGCCTCTGTCCTCTGTCTCTCCTCTCCTCTCCTCTGGGGTAGCAAGTTGCTAGCATCGCGCTTGCAGTTTGCTAGCGTCTTGCTAACACCGCGCTCCAGCCAATGACCCCACGCGCTAGCATATTGCTCGCAATCTGCTAGAGAAATTCTCAAGCGGAATGCTAGGTCCTTGATTTCCGGGAGGTTGCCGTCCTTGTCGTGCGACGCTACAATCCACGCGAGTATTAGATACTTCGCGGCGGCTGGATCTAGTGCGTGAAATTCCGCATCGTCAAGGAGAGAGGCGTGGAGTTTGATCCACGGCGGACGCCTGTCCTTGTAGTGCTGGAATTCCTTCCAGTTCTTGAAGCGCACTATTCCTCCTTCGGCTCGGGCGCCGCGCAGATCCCCCAATCCTCGCGCCCGTCCTCCAGCGCGTTCTGCAGGATCGCGGCGGCGGTCAGCAGCTCCTCGGCGCAGCACCGCAGCTTCGAGATCGCGGCGCGGACGGCGATTCGGTCGGGTGTCATGGCTTCCACTCCCCGTCCGGCGCGGTGCCGTATCCATCACAATCAGGGCATCGCTCGTCGCCACACCCGCCACATTGCCAGCATGTTTGTGGCGACCCATCGCTTGCGATAATGTCTCCCGCCCCGTTGCAGAATCCGCAGCGACCAATTGTTCCGCTCCCTCCGCAATAAAAGCACTTCATGGCTTCCCCTCCTTCGGGCCGTCGGCACTTGGCTTCGGTTCATGCCACCAAGCGCATTCACAGACCGAGCATCCAGCGTCGTATCCTTCATCTTCCGCGAGGTGCGTGTGACCGCAGGCGCACTTTGGAGCGGTTCTTCGTCTTGTCATTCGTTCCCCTCCTTCGGGCCGTCAGCCTTCAAGCAGGCATATACAAACCCAATCCAAAAACCTAAAAGCGGTTGTCGGGCGGCTTCCGGCATGAACCATATCGTCAGCCCGATTATTGCGCCTGCTGCCCACGCTCGAAGTAAATCGTTCATCACTTCCCCTCCTTCGGGCCGTCCGCGAGGGCGTTTGCCTGCGTGATGAGCGCGTCATAGACACACTTCGCTGATAGTCCGGCTTCGTAGTCGCGCAACGCTTGGGCCGCGCATTCGCGGTAGGCAGTCTCTTTTGCCCTCCGCTCCCGCGCAAGGGCGGCGTCCAATGCGTCCTTGTTTTTGCCAGCCGCAACCTGCGCCCGTTGCGCTATGGCGTTCGCCTCCAATCCATCCTGCTTGAGCCGCGCAAGGGCGGCGTTCCATTTCTCAACGGCAGATATGTGCTGTTCTGCAGATGCGTCACGCTCGTCCTTGAGTCTCGCCACTTCGGCAAGGGCGGCGTCGCGCTCGGCCTCAAGCTGTCCGATGTATTTCTTCATGTGGTGAAACTGTTCATTCGCTGGCATCTCTTCCTCCTTGCCCGTCGCGGGCGGTCATGCGAGCCCCATCTGCGCTGTTCGCGTCTTGATGAGGCCGCAATACTTTTCGTTCAGTTCAATCAGGATGCTATTCCGCCCGTTTGCCTCGCAGACCTCGCCTGTGGTTCCGCTTCCGCCGAACGGGTCAATGACTGTGCCACCCTTTGGGCAACCGGCGAGGATGCAGGGAGTTATCAGCTCCGGCGGGTAGGTTGCGAAATGCGCGCCGCTGTACGGTTTCGTTGGCACCGTCCAGACGGATCTGCGGTTGCGGGTTTCTGCAACGGTGATTTTCCTACCCTTCGGGCGCGTTGCCTGTAATTTCGGATCGGTGTCGTTATTCTTTTGCGCTCCGGTATAGTCCAGTATCTTACCGGCACATTGCGCTTTGTCCGCAATCGCCCACGAATCGTAGTAGTACCGCGCATTCTTGGATAGCAGAAAAATATACTCATGCGCCTTCGTGCAACGGTCGGTGACGCTCTCCGGCATGGGGTTTGGCTTGTGCCAGATGATGTCCTGCCGGAGATACCAGCCGTCGGATTGGAGTGCGAAGGCCACGCGCCAGGGGATTCCTACAAGATTTTTAGGCTCAAGGCAAGTTGCTCCGTCTCTGTTGGGGCCAGCAAGGCCGCTCCCCTTGTGGGATTTTGTTTGCGGGACTTGTCCACTTCCGTTTGCCACATACGAATCCCCCAAATTCAGCCACAGCGTCCCATCGTCCCTAAGGACGCGCCGGACTTCGCGGAACACTTCCACCATGCGGGCGGTGTATTCCTCCGGCGTTTTCTCTAATCCGAGTTGACCGTCAACGCCATAGTCGCGTAGCCCCCAATAAGGCGGCGATGTTACGCAACAGTTCACGCTGGCATCGGGTAGCGTGGGGAGAATGTCAAGGCAATCGCCTATCAAAATTTGGACGCTCATTGGAACACCCCCACCACCGCGACGCCCCGCTCCTCGATGCCGAGGCGTTGCGCGGCGGCTCTGGATAGGTCGATGATGCGGCCTGCGATAAACGGCCCACGATCGGTCACAGTCACCCTCACCACGCGGCAGGTCTCCGCACAGAACACCTCAACGACACTTCCAAACGGCAACCAGCGATGCGCGGCGGTCATGGCCCATTGGTCGTACACGGTCCCGCTTGCGGTCAACCGCCCGTGGAATGGCTCTGCGTAGAATGAGGCTATTCCAGCCTGTATAAGCCGTGGCGTGGCCTGTGGCGCGGTTGCGTAGTGGTGGGAGATGGAGGACGCCTGCGGGATGGACAGGACGAACAGGCACACGGGCACGGCCACCAGGAGCACCCGGCGGCGACGGCGGAACCCACGGGGGCGCGTCAATCTGACAGCCCCATGCGGAGGTGTCCGCTTTGCGTCCGCTCAAAACGCGGCATTACTGTTTTATGGGGTTTTGCGGATCGGATAGAAAAAGAAGCGCCCCGTCCTATCTGCTTGAAGGACGGGGCTTTGAAAAATACCCCCGGTTGGATTTGAACCAACGACCAGGTGATTATGAGTCTCTTGGTCTGGTGATTCAAATCGCGTGAATTCAGGGGCATAGAAAAAGGCTTGCGGGCCAGGTGTCCGCTTTGAGGCATCATGCGTTGAACCTCCGACGATATGGACGCAGGGGCAACCGCCCGTCCGGCGGGCAGCTTTGGAGCGGCGCCCCCGCGATTGTTTTTCATTCGACGAACTGGGCCAGCGCCCCGAACTGATGATCCACGACGGCCCGAATATCGCCCCGTGGAGGGCATGGCGGGGCCGTGGGCTGCTCAACGGGCTCGGCGGGCATGGTGAGCCACGGATGACGCCCCCGGGCCTCCCAGTAGGCCAGGAGCTCGGCTGCATCGGCCGGCGCGGCAAGGGTCCATTCGATCAGCCGTAGGCCGTTCTCCTGGATGTCCTTCGCCGCCTTGATGTCGCGCCCGATGCCCAAGTAGTAGAGGGCCCGCTTGACGCCCGGGCCCACGCCGCGCAGGTAGACGGACACGCCGGACTTTTGGGGGTAGAGGCCCGTCAGTTCGGGGTCGGTGCGGCGCTTGGGCTTCCCGGCCTGAGCCCGCTTGAGTTCGGCCAGTTCGCGCCGTAGGGCCTCCACCTGTGCGGTCAGGGCCTTGTCGGTGGGGATCTGGAACATGGTGGGGTCGTTCATGCTCAATTCTCCTCCGGGCGGATGCGCTTCTTCCGCTTCCAGTTGAAGGCGCGGAGCAGTGCCGCCGTGTAGGATGATTCCTTGCCGGTCCTGGGGTTGAGCATCCACCATTCCGATGCCCACGACCGGATCTGCTGGACGGAAAAGCTGCGGAGCTTGCGTATCACTTCGTCGTCCTTCCCGGTGATCTCTTTGAGGAAGCGCCCCATCCCGACAAGCATCACGCCATCCGTGGAACCTTGCGCCCCTTCCCAGACGGAACCGATGACGCGAAGGACGCGGTAAATCAAATCTTCCGTGCCCATGTATTGCAGCCGGAACAAAGACCCGGCGGCTTCGATGGTCTTTTCTCCATCGCTGTGATTGACCGTAAAGCCAGCCCGGCGCACCTGGTCGTCGATTTCCTTCACGATGGGGTCGCCGCTGATGCGCCCGGCCTTGTAGCGGTCCAAGGCATTTTCCCGGCTGTACTGCGAGGCGAGCTTGTGGTAAAGCGCCGCCTCTTCGGGGAGTGCGAGACCGGTTTGGATCGTAGCGAGAATGTGGGTCAGGCCAGCTTCCCTCGCCATTTCCACCCGCTGCTGTCCCCCGATGATTGCATATCGGCCGTTTGCCCTCTCGCTTACCGTGACCGATTCATTGAGCCTACGGTCCCACTTGTTCTTTTTCAGGAACGCTTCCTTGCGGGACCGTTGGTATCGCCGATCCACAAAGCAGAGGGCCAGAGGGATAAGCGCCACATTGTCGAATTCCGCCGGAACATTGGAGCCAGAGAACCGGATTACCTGATTGCCGCTCACGCCTTCACCTCCTTGGCGGCATGGCACAGGGCGAAGACCTGGGCGGCCTGCCCCTTTGAGAGTTTGGACAGCGGAACATCGGTCCCGTCGGCAGCGGTGACGATGGGGACGCCATCATCACGGAAAGCGGCGGTGACGGTGATGCGCTCCGCCGTGCCCTTGGCGTGTTCCTGCCGCTTGGCTTCGGCCAGGGCCTTCCGGTCGGCCATGATGCGGGCCTCCAATTCCTTGATCTTCGCGCCGATGGCCGACTTTTCCTCCGGCGTGAACTTGTGCTTGAAGGTCAGGACCAGGGCTTCGGGTTTGGGTGTGGATTTCTTCGGCATGTTCTCCTCCTCCTACTTGGATTGGGCCAGGACGGGCCGGTTGACGAACCGGACGCCGGGGACCGTGACGGAATTGGTGAGGGCCTTGGCCTTCCGGTTGGCCTCGGTCTGGTTGAATTCCAGCATGGACGCGGCAAGGGCATTGCCGGACGCGGCGGCCTGGATGATCTCCATCATGTCCACCATCACCGCCGTCCAGTTATCGCGCTGT